CCATTTTCTGCAAGAAGTCCGTTGAAAGTCCAGACTGCTTTGAAAGCGTGTTCAGGTCATCGGCGGTCGCTGCGGCCTTCACGCCAAGGCCGATCATGCCGCCTGCAAGCCCCGCCGCCGCCGTTGAAAGCGGTTTCATGTCGTTACCGACTTGTTTTACTTTCTCGCCGAACTCTTGCATTTTCTTCCCCGCCGCCGCAATCTGCTGTGCGGCAACGGAACCGAACTGCTTATGCTCATCTTCAAGCCGCTTCAGTTCCTGTTCGGTCGCTATAATTTCCCGCTGAAGCGCGTCCCACTCGGCAGAACCTTCCGCAACTTGTGACTGCGCATCTTTAAGCTGCTGAAGGCGGTCTTTTGTCTGCTGAATTGCCTGTTCAAGGTTCTTCTGCTTCTGCGTCAAAAGTTCGGTATTTCCCGGATCAAGCTTCAAAAGCCTGTTAATGTCTTTCAGGTTGTTTTGCGTTGCCTTTAACTGATTGTCAACGCCCTTCAAGGCGGTCTGAAGTTTTTTGGTATCACCATCAATGACGATGGTAATTCCTGAAATTCTGCCTGCCATTATTTCACCCCTTAAAAGCGGTCGAAGTCGTTCTGCGAAGCAACTTGCTTATATTTGAATTCGTCATTGACCGCTTCGGTCATAATGTCAAAAACTGTCCCTGCTTCAAGGTCATCCAGATCGTCAAGCTTCATGCCGACTTGGAAAACCCGAAGCAGGAACAGCGCGGTTGTCATTACACGTTCAGTTCTTCTTTGTTTTTTTTACTGTCAACGGAACCGCCAGTCGAAGCCATGTAGAAACCCTGAATTGCAGGAAGGGCTTCGACAAGTTCGCCCGTTGTGAACTGGTCAAGCCAGTCGCAATAGTTATCTTCAGTCAGGCGGTTGACTTTCTTTCTGTCATTCAGTCTGCCAAATTCAGCCATGATGAACGCCATCTTCATCATTGCCGAAGTTGCAAGCCCTTCGTCAGAAGAAATCATCTTGATGAAATCTTCATGAAAGACATTGACATAACAGACATTGACAGAAGCGCAGGCGCAGAAAGTCAATTCTTCTGCGCCCACCTTCATTTTCTTGTACATCATAGCGTTTGCCTCCTTTTAACGCTATCAGGTCGGCTGATACGCAGTCGTGAACCAAGCGGCATACTGCGTTGCGCTGTCGGCCTGCGTGCAACTGCCCTTGACAATATCCTTGTCAAGTTTGGCGTTGTAGATCGTGGTTGCGGTGATGGTGACGGTTTCCGTCTGCGGTTCGATAGCTTCTTCCTTCGTGGAACCGCTGACGGAAGGACGGTTCATGGTGCAGTTGTAAAGAATATGCCTACGGGCATGAACATCACCCTCAAACTGGAAAGCAAGCGCAAAATGCACAACGGGTGCGCCTGCGTCCTCGATCAAAACGCCGTTTTCATCGGCAACGTAGCCAAGGATTCCAGTCAGCACGGAATCGGGGATCTTCGCAACCTCCCAATCACCTTCATAGCCGTTGTTGGCAACGCTCGTATAATAAACGATGTTGTCGGCGTAGAACGGCGTGGTGTCACCCTGCTGATCAAGGGAAAGGGAAACGGAACCCGGCACAGGGATTGCTTCGCCATAAGTTGCAGAACCATCGGCGGCAATGGTAGCGGGAAAGATAGTGGCATTTCTAATGCCATACTTGATTTTGTTGGTGTCAGCCATTATTAACCCTCCGTAATAATGATTTCGGTCATGAACGTGACCATGTACATTCGTTCTGAATCCAAATAGGTTTCTTCCCTTGAATAGACAAGGCCGTTTTGATTCAGAACATTTTCAACGGTCTGTTCAAGGGTAAAGTCTTTGTTATCCGTATACAGTTCGATGCTTAAAGGCCGAATGCGCTGATAGTTGGTGTTGTCGGCGGCAAAGTCATTGGAACTGTCGAAGTAGAAGCACACAAAAGGCGGCGCTATGCCTGAATTGTTCGGGAACTGGTAATAGGCAAACGGAACGCCAATAGAAGAAACCATTTCCGCAACTTGTCTGTATGTCATAGCTTGCTTTTCACCTTCTGTTCGTATTCTTTGATCAATGCTTCTTCGACAGGCTTGATATGTTCGCGGCCCGGTGTTCTGCCGCCGCCTCTGTTTGCGTGTCCGTGTTCAAGCAGATGCGGCAAACCCGGAACAGATCCGTTGTAGATCGTGCCTTGTGCTGACATTCGCCCTGTTTCGGTTTTTGAAGTCCAACCTTTGGCATACTTGCCAGTTCCACCAAACGTGCCGCGCGATTGACTGCGCAAAGTCTGTGCGCCCTTCTTCGCCATTGCCGAAGTAATTTCGTTTAGGTTCTGCTGAACATCTTCCCCGTAATCTTGCAGAATCTTTTCGACTTCGGCGGCAAGTCGGTCAATTGGTACTACTCGCGCCATTTGAACCGCCCTTCCGCTCAACGTATAGTTCAAGTTCGTCAGTCCGCGCGTGATAGGTTCTGTATACGGAATAGGAATTGCCTTTGAAGATTACTTCGCGTTCGCCGTTGTAATCTCCGAAAAAGATCGTAAAACGGAATTCAGGGTTTAAGCCATTGCGCCCACCTTCAAAGAATTCTGCGCGGGTTACGGAATCAACCTGGCAGAAAACATCTTTGCTTGTGCGTTCAGGAACCCAAACCCCGAATTCGTTCTGCGTCTGCGTTTCCCCTAAAAGGGTTATTACTTCGCTTCTGTCCATCAGGTCACCAACCAGTCCGTGAACCCGGTGCAGGTCGAAAGCTGCGCCTTCTGCTCGTCATAGGAACGTTTCAGCCTGTCATAATCGTCAGGTTGACCGAAGTTCGCGCGAACGTAAGTAATGCAAGCCTGCTGAACAAGGGCATTCGCTTCGGCGGGAACAATCACGCCTGCAACGCCCAAATCAAGCAGGGCCGCATCCAACAGGCTTGTGATTTCAGAATCAAAAGCTATCGTTGTGATTCGTAACGCAAGTTTGGTCGCGGCAAGCATGGTTTCCGCTGTCATTGGTCAGCCCTCTTTCTTCTTGTTCTTCTTCGGCTTTTCCTGCTGCGGTTCCTCCACATAAAGAACCGCCTGTTTTGTGGACGTAAGATAGTTAAATTCGGCAGGGGATACTTCAACAATATCCCCTGCCTTGTGGTGAATTCTTGCGTCCTTAATCAGACGCGCCTTCATTAAGCTTTAGCAATGTTGCAGAAGCGGCCCGGAGCGGTCAGGGCAACGGCAACATACTGACGGCCCACGATCTTCACCATGTCCTCCTCGGCCTCGGACAGATCGTCATACTTGATAGCAACGCCATCACCTTCGGGATAGTTGGCCTGAACGCCGTTCAGGTCACCAACGAAGGCATACACAGCGCCAGAAGCGGCGGCAGAGTAGGCAGGCAGGCTGTTATTGAACAGAACAGGCATACCAATGAACGGGTCAAAGTTGAAGCTGCCTGCGGCCTGCGCGGTCAGGAACTCGGCATAGGTCAGCTTGTTCATGACGATAACATTGTTCGCGGCCTCGTCAGACAGGTTCGCAAAAGCCTGACCGATGATGGTCAGAGAAGGCGCACCGCTCACAACGGGAACGCCGATAGCGCTTGCGGAACTGGTCGTGCCCGCACCCGCAACGGCGGCAACGGCGGTCGCAACCACCTTGCGAATGATCTGATAGGTCAGTTCGTCATACACATAACGAAGGAAGGCTTCGCCGCCCATCGTGACGGCCTCGTCCGAAATGCGAACGAACTTCTTCACGGTTGCGGGAACCATGTTAATGATGCCGATCTGGAGATTCTCCTCGGTCACAGCGCCCGAACCCTCGGCATGAATCACAGCAGGGTCAGCAGACAGTTCAAAGGCAACCTTCAGATTGCCACGGAAGAAGGTGCGGCGCAGGCGGCGGGCGATCTCGTCACGCTCCCAAGCGGTGCGGACGATCTCGTCAACGATGGTCGGAACAGGAACAGGGCCGTCCTTGCCGCTGATGTTTCCGGCGTTGTCGGTCAGGATAGCGCGGCACTCGGTGTCACGCCCGGTCTTGATGTAATTGGCATAAGCGTCCACATAGGACGGCATAGCGCGGATCTCGTCAAAGGTCATTTTGTTTTCCTCCACTTTCTCAATTTTGTTGGTCACTTCGCCAGCGCCGTTCGCAACGGCGGCACGAAGGTCTGTCTTGCGCTGCTCATCCCGTTTGCGGTTCTCAATCTCTTCGTTGATAGCGCGAACTTCGGCTTCAAGCGCGTCAAGGTCAGCGTCATCCTTGTCCAGTTCCACAGCAATAGCAGAACGGCGTTCAAGAAGCTGATCAACGGTCATGTTCGTAAAGTCCATCACTTTACCTCCATCAAAAGTCTGATTTTGCGTTTCTGCCGCTCCCGCTTTTCACGGGCAAGGAACTCCTCCTTGATTTCTGCGATAACTCCCTCGCAGT